TCTAGAGGGAGTTGAATTCGAAGAATTAAAAGAAAAAGTGAAAGAATCACCAAAGAAGCAACAAGAGTCAAATTAATCGTGTTCTGTTTTATTTAAATCATTCTTTAACATTTCTACAATCCAATCATTATCTCTAAATACACTCATCATCACATTTGTAAGTTGGTTAACAACAGCTTCTTCATGTTCGTCTTTTTCAAGCGCTGCTTTTTCTTGATTTAATCCAGATACTTGTACTGCTGCATGCATAATCTCATGTATAATAGTGTTAGCTCTTTCTTGACCACATAGATCGTGTTGAATATGTATAATGTTTTGTCTATAATCATATTCACCAAAACAATCAGTCATTTCCCATTTTTTATAATCTGGTCTGACATATTTAATTTTAATATCTTTATAACCAACTTTAACATGATTTGGTAATCCTTCAGCTTCAACAGGTATAGATTTAATATTTTTAAAATGTTTTGGTTTTTTTCTTACTGACATAATATATCCTTATTGTGTTTGTTTTCCCCTAAGAGCAAAAAATGAAATTATGTTATAACACATTTTACATAAAAAGTTCTTCTTATTGGGATTTTGAACCATCTTGGTAGTAGCAGGTAGTAGCCAGGTAGTAGACGTTTTACTACCAAAATTGCTTAAATAAGCTATGTATACCAACAAAAACTTGTTCAGGTAGTAAGGTAGTAGACATTTCTCATCTTTTTTCAAAAAAATTTTTTTCAAAAAAAGTTTTAAACCTATTAGGGGAAGTCCCTGGTGCCTGATTCCTGCCACATTATTCATGATTTTCTGTGATTTTACTACGTTTTTCGTAAAATAGGTCAACTCTTCTTAACCATTCCCACATATACTTTTGAAACTGGGATCCTGATACAGTGAATTTCTGAAAGTAATTATCTTTAGTACACATTAGAATCGTTCCAGACTGTATAGAAGTGCCGTAGACCTGGTTATGAGCTGTTGCATATGCTGCAAGTTGTATAAAATAGTCTTCAATCCACTCGATACGCTTAGGCTTGTTAGATTGTTTAAAATCTAATATACTTTCGCGCCCTTCATATACACCAGCAAGATCACTGGCTCCGGCGTACAGGCCCGGATAATGTAAACAAACTTCTGTACCCCATATTTCTTCCATATAGCCCTTTAGACCCTCATCTATTATAGTTTGTGCCATCTTATCAGCTTGCTGCCCCAAATCAGTTAAATCCATGTGTCTTTCGTCCAGCAAATAGCATTCAATTAGCTTATGCATGATTGATCCACGATTGGCTGCTTCATTTTTAATATTTTCAGCAGATTCAGCACCGACTCTTTGTTTCCATTTATCTAAACTTGCCTTTTTCTCAACACTTTGTGTAGCCTGCAACACGGTTGTAACAGATGGTAATTTTTCGTTACTAATCAAATAATGACGTTCACCTTCTATAGCTTCTCTTATAGTCTGAGGATACTTAAACTTTTTATTCCAAATCAATTGACTGTCTCCTTTTCTTTTAAACCATGATATATTTCATACCAGGCCTTACAATGTTCATTCATACATTCATACATACTAACAATTAAATACTGTTCATCATCCTCTGTATCAAAGTCGTTATTCCAACGGAGATCATCACCACAATGAAAACACTTCATAACTTAAAAGCTTGTAGTGCGTTTTGTTTTTCTTCCGCTTCTACAATTTTAGATAATTGCTTATCTATTTCATCTAAATGTTGTGGGTGCTCACCAATACCTACAGAGTTCTCTAGGTATATTTGTATAGTTGCATCAGCTTCAGCTATATCAGCCTCGTATTTCTTCTCGAGTGCTTCTAACATCGCTCTTCTCATTTTTAACTCCTTCTTTTTGTTTTAGTTTACTTTCTAATATTTCAATCTCACCATTTAGTTTTTTAATAATTTGATTAAGTTCTTTAACAAGTTTAGTTTCAAGTATTAATCGTTCTGTGCTCATTGTTATTTCTCCTTGTGAATCACAACTCGGACACTGCTGTATGATTTCCACTGGATTCTCGATTGATTCCTTTACTTTGATATAACCGTTTCCATGGCATCGCGGGCATATTGTCTTTGTCATAGTTTTTCTCCATATCATCTAAAGTTTTAATTATTTTCTTTCTAACCAAATTGTGATCTAGTTCTGCGTATTCACATATTTTAGCAAAATCAACATTAGGTAAAGTTACATAATCTAATTCATGAAATCTTCGTTTACCATAATACTCACTAAATTTAATTATATTAGACTTCACTTTAATTGCGTCAGATATTGCAACTATTAATACATTTCTCCATAAATTTCTAATAGGATCAAATGTATCAAACTCTTTAAGCGTTCTTGTTCCGTAGTCTGCCATTTAATTTTCTCACTTTCTCATTGATTAATATGTCTAAAGCTTTTGCTCTAGATACTTCTACTTCAGGTACTACTACGCGCCTGATCTTATCTAATTTGTCACAACTCGCATGTGAGAGTGCAACCGATTTATATTTACTTACGTCAGTCATTATTATATCCTTTCATTATTTATAAAATAATAATATAGGATTCTTATATTTTTTTACAAGGTTGTCAATGAAGTTTTTTTTAACAATATACATATGTTCAGTAGTCAATCAGAACTGTGCTGAAGTGCCGGTCAAAGACCATGACTATGATAGATTCTATAAAACACACTATGAGTGTGTACAAAAAGGATTGGGTGAGTCTTACTCTGTATTATTTGATGGTGAGCATTTTACTGCAGATGTAGTAAACACTGCTGAATTATATCCTAAATTTATGTGCGAGAAGGTGGAGTATTCAAAGGCTCCTGAGGAACCTGTTTAATTTATCCTTTTCCTTGACCCTTGTAACGTCGAGTACGCTTCTGTCTCTTCTCATTCTTATTTAAAGATTTCTTATGTTTTCGGGGCCCACGTTTCTTAGGCTTATCTCTCTCTACAAATGCTTTAAATTTTTTAGCCACTACTTACCAACTTTTTTCAAAGCTTTGGTATGACTTTTCGAAAACGACATTCCCTTTTTCATGTCTTTTTTCATCTGCTTCATATGCTTTGCAGTATGATGTTTTTTATGTTTCTTTAATATTTTTTTTTCTTTTTTATCTATCATTTTATGTAGTTCTCCTTTATCCATTTTTTATCTGTGTCATCTAACTTTAAATATCTAATTCTACCATTGATATGTTGTTTAGTATCATGACCACAATTAGTACATCTATAAAATTCTGAAACAATTGCAACTAAAATTGCTTCTTCCTGACACTCTTCACAATGCCCATGTACTGTATCTATTTTTTGAAATAACTTTATTGATTTCTTATCTATTATACTCATACTAGCTCTACTGCCTTTCCTATAATTGGTTTGTATTTAGTTTTCTTTTCTTCTCTATAAGCTCTCATGTATTGATGTCTTGGATTAAATGGTACATAGCTTGCATGTATCCACCCCGAGTTAGGTTCGCCAGGTGTGTAGTACTCGAGGATCAATTGATCTGTCTCAAGGTTTTGTTTTATCCAATCAGCTACTTCAGCGTTGTCGACTCCCATACATTCAAAATCAACGGCCTCAGCTTTCGCATGCTGTGAATTTACAGAGCTGCCGATAGCAGCACAAAGTTCAGGTGACCTGTAACCGCTCGTGACTTTTACTCTTCCGAACTGGTCCCGTACTGGCTGTAAAATATTTTCACACAGCATTTTTAATTTATCTATTTGATCAGCGTTAGGTTCGTTATCGATACCTTTACGTATGGCTGTGTCTGACTTAGTTAATTCCTGAAGGGAAAAATTTCTGGAAAGTTGCATAATAATTATTCTAATATTAGCTTTTTTATTGACAAAGATCCATCGATATTTTTTTCAAGCTCGGCCATCGACTTTATACAAGTGTAATTTATGTTGTTATTTTTATTAGTTCTCATTGCGACACGCTTGCCTTTTAAGCATTGAGACATCGACTCTTGTATTCTATGTTCTTTAATTTCTCCGTTGACAATCATAAGAAGAGCAATAATTAATTCTGTCATTAGTGGGCTCCGTTACCATTTGCTCTTACTTTATCTTTTAATATTTCAACGTCAATTGCTAACTTTTCAGTTTGTTTTTGTATAAACTGTATGTTTACTTTGTTGTGCATCATATCCTCGATCCGTGTTTCAATCTGCTCGACACTTTTATAAAGATCTTCTAATAAAAAATGTTGCTCCTGGTCCGTGGGCACTTGTTCAGATTTTTTAAGTAAATCATTTTCAAACAACTCACGTGATGTCTCTAACGATACCAACCTTGCAGTCAACTCCGTGTATGCGAAAACTCCCATTGCAACGAGTATAATTAACGATGCAACTGTCTTCATTGGCATCTGCACGCGTGCCTCTTCTCCGATATCTAAAGGTTTGTTACTCATCTAGGTATATATCCTGGTTGTAAAAAAAGAGCTATTAATACAAAAGCTACAATTAAAGCACCTGTAAAATAATAATTCATCCTACAATACTCCATTATTTTCAACCTATTAAAAAATAAATTATTCTTCTCCACCAACTCATTTTAACTTTAGGTGGTTCAATAACACACTGACACTTTTTCTTTTCAAAGTTACAATCTAAACATATATTTAAACTCATTTTTTATCCTCTGTTTTATAAAACATTTTATTACTATCTTCAGTCAACCAATCTTTGTTTTCTACATTCCATCTTGTAGTTTGAACCCTATAGTCTGGTACTTCTCTATCAGTTGTATAATTTGGAGCGTCCCACAATATTCTATTGTTTGGTTGTGCTGCATAATTGCCATTGTCTAAAGCAAGTATGTGAGCACACTTATGTTCTGCAGGAATTTCAGAATGCTCAGTATCTAGTATATTACTATCTGGATGTCCCCAGTCAACAGTAAATAAATATTCAAATGGATAGTTTATTTTGTCTTTACCAAAGTATTTTCCTCGTTTACCCCTTAAAAAACTAAAGCAATGAACACTAGGATAATAACTAAAGCAATTCCATAATTGAAGATTGTCGATTGCGATATCTGGTACGTCTTCTCTGTCAAATTTTTCTTGAAAAAACGCTGATATAGGTAGACGCCAAAAGCATGCACCATTTGGTAGCATAATATTAAATAAGAGAGACCTATCTGTAATAGAGACCACACTAAAGATGCAGCAGTCAACAGACTCTCCTTGATGTTTTTCCAGATCATATAAATACTCCTTACGTATTTTACAGTAGATAGGTGGTATGTCCGCATTTAAATAAGCCATAGTTTATTTTATCTCTCCCCAGTTAGGTCCAGATTCATAATCAACTTTATTTGGAACTTCCAAATCTACTGCTTGTTCCATTATTTTTTTTATTTTATCAGCTTGAGCTTCTGATTCAATAGAAAAATCTAATTCATCATGAATCTGTATATGTGAAAGATATCCATTTTTATACAAATCAACCATTGCTCTTTTTGTCATATCTGCAGCTGATCCTTGAATTAATTTGTTTAATGCTTTGTATGTAAAAGCTCTACGTGTTGGATTCTTATGCCAATAATTTTTTTTTGACTTTCCATCTTTGTCTTTGATAACTTTACCTTCAAAGTCTATTAACACTGGTCCCATCTCTTGTAGTTCTTTCATACGTTCTTCATCTTCTGGTGGTATATATTTACCCCAATCACTACCATTTAATATAGGTTCATACTTTGGAAACCTACAACGTCTACCAAGTAAAGTTTTTATTTGGCCTTTGTTTAAAGCTGCGTTCATAACTTTATTCATTAATTGTTTTACAAAAGGTGCTCTACCATGATACTTTTTAAATAGTTCATCAGCTTTCTCTTTTGTTAAATCTAATTCATTCATCAACTTACCCTTACCCATACCATAGAATAAACCTAAGTTAATTGTCTTTGCTTGTGATCTAGGTATTTCTGCCATCTCTGCAACAATTTTGTGAAAGTCTGTTGAAGGATCATTTTCATATGAATCTGCAATATCATTTACAGAAGGTAATTCAAATTTTAGTGAGTAGTGTGCAACTAATCTTGGTTCCTGTTGCGAGTAGTCAAACGTACCCCACTTGCAACCTTCCTCAGGTATAAATAATGATCTTATCAATGGTCCTGTATCTGGATCTCTTGCTGGAATCTGTTGTAGGTTAGGATTAGAATAACTAAATCTACCGGTAACGGTACCTCCATCATCAGATCTAATTTGATTAATGTCTGCATGTATTCTACCTTTATGTTCGTGTTTAATAATAGAATCAATAAATGTAGTTCTGACCTTGTTTATTTTTCTAGCTTCTGCTATCATACGTACTACAGGATGTTTATGTGTAACAAGAAAGTTTTTAGTAAATGATGGCTCATCAGATTTTTCAGTTCTTGAATAAGGTAAATTTAATTTATCGAAAAGTGGAGCAATACTTCTTGCTGCCATTAACTGAACTTCTACTCCTGTTTCTATTTTTATTTGTTGTATTAGGTTTTGTTCTTTTACTGCCAGTGCTGTTTTCAATTGATTGGCTTTCTCGACATCTACCCGCACCCCTAGGAAGCGCATATCAACCAGACAAGGAAAAA